ACAGTAAATTACGAAAATAGAAAGTTTATGATCTTTTCAGTAACAGAATTAGATCAAATTGATTTCAATCAAGTACACGAGACATCAGCAAACACAATTAGAAAATCAGTTGACAATACAAAAACGTTTGTTAAGTGGGATGAAGAAATGCCTCAATGTGTAAGCAATCTTACTACAAAAGAAGGTCCTTACACCTATGAAGAAATGTTAGAAATCTTAGCTACAGAAGCTTGGACAGGCTCTGATCTATTATCTATGTCATGAGCACAGTAAGTGGAGCATATTATGGAGGTATTGCTTTAGATGGCTTAGTACTAAATGTAGATGCTGCTAAGAGAGAGTCTTATCCTAAAACCGACACTACTTGGAAAGATATTAGCAGAAACGGAAATAATACTGGTACACTAACAAACGGTCCTACATTTGATTCTAATAATGGAGGATCTATTGTGTTTGATGGTGTAGATGATATAGTTAACTTTGGACCTTTTTCTCTACTAACAGGAAGTAATTTTAGTTTGTCTTTTTGGGTAAAACTAAATGTAAATGTTATAACACAAGTACCTATTGCAAAAGATAGTCAATTTAGTATTGGATTTTTTAATAGCCAAATATCATATGCTGATGGATCTAATTGGAATTATTCCGCTTTTGGATATTATGGTACTTTTAATACTAGTACTTGGTATAACATAGTAGCTGTTAGAAATAATGCAAACGTCACTCTCTATTCCAACTCATCTGTAGTTATTGGTCAGTCGTTTGGTGGTAGTGTAACTGGAAATGCTAATAATTTCTATCTAGGAGCATATGCCGGTAATTCAAGTTATTTTGGTGGAAACATATCTTCAATGCTTATTTATAATAAATCACTAACTAGTACTGAAGTAACACAAAACTATAACGCATTAAAAGGCCGATACGGATTATAAAATGGCAGGTAGAATAGCATATTACGGAGGTATAGTTTTAAATGGTCTAGTATTAAATCTTGACGCTGCTAAAAAAGAATCTTACCCTAAAACAGGAACTGTTTGGACTGATTTAAGTGGAAATGGAAATAACGGTACATTAACAAATGGACCTACATTTAATTCTGACAACAAAGGATCTATCTTATTTGATGGTGCAGACGATTATGTGAATATTCCATCAAACAGCACCATTGCCTTAACAGGTGATATGACAGTATCTGCTTGGATCTATGTGAATGACATGTCAGGCTATAATGCAATTGTCGGTAAAACAAATGGTGGCTATCCAAATCCTTACGATATGTACCTCAATCCTTCATCAGGCACTGTATCATTTTTTAGAGGTAATGGATCTTCTTATGGATATTCAGTATCAAGTACAGGAGTTAGTCCAAATGCTTGGCAACACGTTTCTATTACCATGACATCAACAACAGCAACACATTACTTGAGTGGTCGGGCTGATGGTAGTAATACTTTATCAGCAACAATTACTGACGGAGGAGGAGCTTTGTATGTTGGTAGTAGGGCTGATTTTGTTACTAAAATGAATGGTAGAATAGCAAATCTTCTAATGTATAATAGAGGATTGACTGCTGGTGAAATAGCACAAAATTACAATGCTCAGAAAGGTAGATTTGGCCTTTAATAGTTATCTACATTATAAAAAACATTTTTCAGTCAATCCCAGCATATTTATATTAAACAATATAATTCAATACAGTTATGGAAACAAAACAATTTAGTGTAGAAGAACTCGAGCAGATCAAGAAACTGCAAGAAAATTACAACGCAATTGGTGTACAATTAGTACAACTTAAACTCGCTCAAAAAAACGCTGAGACTTATCTAGCAACTCTTAAAGAACAAGAGATAGTACTAGAAACTCAAATTATGGAAACAAACACCGAGGAGAAAAAGTTAGCTGCAGATTTAGACACCAAATATGGAGCAGGGTCATTAGACCTTGAATCTGGAGTATTTACACCAAATCAGTAGAGATTTTAACGTTTCGAGTTATATTGTTATATTTATATATAAATTAACAAATTAAACTAAAACAATGGCTGAAAGAATAGTTAGTCCAGGAGTGTTTACGAACGAAAAAGATCTTTCGTTTCTTCCTGCAGGAATCGCAGCAATAGGAGCTGCAATAATTGGTCCTTCATTAAAAGGACCTGCTTTTGTACCAACCGTAATCACTAGCTTTAATGACTTTATTGCTAAATTTGGTGGTCTAAGCGAAGACACTTATCTACCTTATGCTGTACAAAGCTACTTAAAAAGTGCATCTACAGTAACAGTAGTACGTGTTCTACAAGAAGGTGGATACAACGCAAACTCATTTCACATTATATCAACTACAGGATCTGTAAGTAAGTTAATTGGTGTTATCATGCCAACTACTACAGTAGGTAGTTCAACTGGAAAAGGCTTTGAAAAAACTTCATGGGCATTTCCAAGTGGTAGTATTACAGGATCTTTTGGAATTACTTTATCTGGTTCTGGTGTAACAGCTCAGAATATTACAGCTTCTGCAAATCCATCTAGCGTAGATTCATTTACAAATGTACTAGGTACTTCAGTAAAAGGATCTAAAAAAGGATATATGTACTCTTATTTCTCTGAGTATATTACTTCTATTGCAAGCTTAACAGGATCTACAATTAGTTTTGTATCTCAATCAGCAAATGCTTTAGTAAACTTATCTGGTTCAGCTGGTGTATATAGCAAAGCAAGTACTCCTTGGATTCAATCACAAATCATTGGTAATGATAAATTAAACTTATTTAAAGTTCATACCTTAACTGATGGTGTTGATGCAAACACTGCTTACAAGGTAAGTGTTATCAATAACGTTCTACCAGGAGTTGATGCAGGTTCTGATTATGGTTCATTTAGCTTAGTAGTTCGTGAATACACTGACACTGATCAAAGACCAGTAATCTTAGAAAGCTACACTGGATTAAACTTAGATCCAGATTCATCTAACTATATTGCTCGTAGAATTGGTGACAAGTCTTACTCAGTAAGTACTTTAGGTGCAGTAAGCGTTGTAGGAAACTATGACAATGTATCTAAATACATTAGAGTTGAAATGGATGCAGCTGTAGATACTAAATCTATTACAGCTAATGTTAAACCTTTCGGTTTTGCAGCAGTGGTACAACCAGTATCTTCAAGCTACTCAATGCCAACAGCATCTTTTGTAACTCAATTAACTCAAATCAATGGTGCTTACAACAAGAAAGCATACTATGGTTGGAATTTTGCCTCAACAGATAATGGAAACTACTTAAAACCATTAGCAGCAGGAACAATTGCAAACGGTAACGCTTACAACTTAGATGAATCCTTTATTCACCCAAGTGCATCAGCAACTAACTCAAGCACTGTAATCGCAGCAACCAATAGTGTATCTGGTTCAACCTTTGCAGGATTAGACGTTACTACCTTCTTAAAGTTCACGGTACCTTTCCAAGGTGGTTTTGACGGAATGGATCCAGCAATTGCAAAAAATGTTGGTTCATCAATCACAGCTACTAACGTATTTGGTATGAATTGTTCAACTGCAACCTCTATTGGTTCAGTAGGATACATCAAAGCTTTAAATGTAATCAGCAACTCTGACGAATACGATATTAATCTAATCGCTACTCCAGGTCTTACAATTGCAGATCATGCAGCTGTTATCAATAAAGCAATTGAAGTTGCTGAAGACAGAGGTGATTGTTTTGTGATAGCAGATCCAGTTATTCAAGGTCGATCAGCAGATGCAGCAGTAGCAGCAATCTCCACAAGTGGAATTGATTCTAACTATGTAGCTGCATACTGGCCATGGGTTAAAATCCTAGACACAGACAAAAACAAACCAGTTTGGGTTCCACCAAGTGTTGTAGTACCACGTGTAATGGCTTACAATGACTCAGTAGCATACGAATGGTTTGCACCAGCAGGTTTAAATCGTGGTGGTATTACTGAAGCAGTTGATATTGAATTAAAACTCAATCAATCTACTCGTAATGACTTATACGAAAACAAAATCAATGCAATTGCAACTTTCCCTAGTCAAGGAGTTTGTATTTGGGGTCAAAAAACACTACAAGCTAAGCCTTCTGCTTTAGATCGTATTAATGTAAGACGTTTGATGATCACTTTGAAAAAATTCATTGCAAGCTCAAGTCGCTACTTAGTATTCGAAAACAATACTACAGCTACTCGTCAAAGATTCATTAACATTGTAACTCCATATTTGGAAACAGTAAAATCTCGTCAAGGTTTATACGCTTTCAAAGTTGTAATGGATGAAACCAACAATACACCAGATGTAATCGACAGAAACATCATGTATGGTCAAATCTACTTACAGCCAGCAAAAGCAGTTGAATTTATTATATTAGATTTTAATATCCTTCCAACAGGAGCAACTTTTACTAACGCGTAATATTTAATATAAAAGAACATGGCTAATTTAATAGAAAATAATCAAATCTTTTACACACCTTTCGAACCGAAAGTACAGAATAGATTTATCTTAGCAATTGAAGGTATTCCATCTTTCATTTGTAAAAAAGTATCTCGTCCACAAATTGATTGTGGCGAGGTAATTTTAGATCACATCAACATTCAACGTAAGTTGAAAGGTAAGTGTAAGTGGGGTGATATCACTTTGTCTTTATACGATCCAATCGTTCCATCAGGTGCTCAAGCAGTAATGGAGTGGGTTAGAACAGCTCACGAATCAGTAACTGGTCGTGATGGATATGCAGATTTCTACAAAAAGAATTTTGATATCTTTGTACTTGGACCAGTAGGTGATAAAGTTGAGAACTGGAAAGTTTGGGGTGCTTATATCAAAACATCACAATTTGGTGATATGGATTGGGCTACCGAGACTCCAGTTGAGATCGCTCTTACATTAGGTATTGACTACGCAGTATTAGAATACTAATAGTTAAAACAAAACTAAACTAAGAAAAGCCAGCAGAAATGTTGGCTTTCTTTTTTATATTGCGTATACTTATATTAAACTACATTACATTAAAAAGGTTTTAACATTATGAGCAAAGTTGTAAACGACAATTACCCCAACAGTGTGCGTCTAACAGACGAGGAGATCAAAGCTAAGTTCTTAGCAGAGTCCACAAACACTGGTACAATGGAAACATTTCAGAAATTAGATGTTCCAACTGAAATCATCGATCTACCAAGTAGAGGATACTTCTATCCAGAAGGACATCCACTATCGTCTGGAAAGATTGAGATGAAGTACATGACTGCTAAAGAAGAGGATATCTTGGCATCACAAAATCTTATTAAACAAGGTGTTGTAATTGATAAACTATTACAATCATTAATTGTTACTAAGATTAATTATAACGATCTGTTAACCGTAGATAAGAATGCAATCTTTATTGCAGCTCGTATTCTAGGTTATGGTAAGGATTACGAAGTAGAGATTGCTTGCCCAAGTTGTGGAGCAAAATCTAAACACGTTATTGACTTGCAAGAGTTCGATGAGAAAGAAATCGATTGGACCAAGTTTACAAAAGGTGTATGCACTCACAAGTTTGTATTGCC